ACAATTCCTAATGTTTCTTTGTGCATAGTTGCCTCCTTTATACATTATGTATATTGCTATAATTAAAATTAATATCATTCGGTGATACCAAACTCCTTCCTGTTTGGGGGGGGGTATTATACCCCCTGTCCCACCAATGTGTTGATGTCTGCATTTAGAATACTTTCTGCAAATTCTTCATGCTCCTCATTTGTTGGTTGCCTTAGTGTAGATGGTGTTGCTTTGTTTTTGTTTTTGTTTTCCAAAGCCTTTTCCCATGTTTCACCATAGATTAGTTCAAACTTAGATGACCAGGTGTCGTATCTGTTAGTCCAATAGTCTGCAAGATCTGACCATCCTCTGAATGTTGCCACTCTGTCATAGTCTTGTTGCTGACCAATCTCTGTTTCTTCTTTATCTACTCTTTGATCATCAGCTAGTTTTAATGCTCTTCTAGCTTGATCAGCTCTGCTTGTTGCATTGTTCATGCCTCTTTTAGCACCTAGACATTCATACATGATACTGTCTTTGCACCATCCTTGCATGAATGTTGTTTGTTGTATTGGATATAAACTGTCAAATAGTGTGTTCATATCCTGTTTACTAGCATCATTGATAGCTATTAGTTCTTTAGGTTCTATTCTCCATTCATTCATTTTACTACCTCCACATCTGTATTGAGATCTTTGATATCTCGTTCTTCCTGTAATGATAACCACTGTGCTTCTGCTCTATATGCTTCAGCAACTTCATGATCTCCTTCTAGTTCAGCATACTTTGCTTTATCTAGCATTTCGTTTATCTTATCTTGATAGTCCATTATTTGACCTCCTTCATTCTGATACCTATATCCATTGTATAGTCTATGTTGTCATCATCCTGTGTTTCTATTGTGATTCCCCATGAATCCCTTGATCCACCTTCTGATACTATTACTCCATCAATTTCTTGATCCTGTAGTGGTCTATCCATGTACCATAAGTCCATGTGATATTTTTCCTTTAACATCTCCTTGATATCCTCTGCTATCTTAGACATGATTGTATATGAATTATATTTGTTCATTCTGAACTCCTTTCTGATTTGAGTGCAAATCGAAAGGATTTGATAGTTCTTGTCAGGTGCGACCAGATGATCGTCTTGGATTAGGATAAATAAAAAGCCAGGCATCTTGTTGCACCCCTACCCCTCGTGGGTTGACAAGAACTATCAACATCCGTTTACCATAATTGAAAATCCGAGAGAGAGCCTTCGATCCCCTGTAGGACAGTCATCTAGTCCGATAGGCAATAACAAGAAATCCGTACAATCTTGATTGTATACTTGATCTTAGGATTTCTACTGTCCGTGCAAACTCGTTACAATTTTTTACTTGACATGGTTACGGAAGCCTTGGTATCTATCGTTATGCCGAGAACACAGTTATCAAAGAAAGACGCATTAACTTACAAACAAAGACTGCTTGTCGATACTCTCGTAGCTAGTAATTGCACCATAACCGAAGCAAGCCAAAAAGCTGGATATGCAAAGGGAGAAGCTGGTAGAGTAATAGCTAGTAGGACACTACGATTGCCAAAGGTACAAGCATACCTTCAACAAGAAGTATCCAACAAGTTAGGACTAGGTTCTGTCCACGCATCCTCAACATTACTACACCTTATACAAAATGGTAAGTCTGAGTATGTTAGACTAGAAGCATCAAAGGACCTATTAGATAGGATCGGAATGAAAGCTCCTGACAAGGTACAACATTCGCACCACGGAAATGTTAGTATCTCTATAGACCTAGATTAGCGAGGTAGGGGGGTTTAAAAATAGGGCGACAGCATAGTCATGAGGACCTCTACACACAACATAGTTAAAAAAAGCACTTCAAAAAAAATATTATTTATAGTAAGGTTCGGATATGGTTAGAGCTAACAAGACGCTGTATAAATCAGCAAAGAAAATAAAAGAAAAAAAAGAAGTAGCAATAAACAAAGCCACTAATGCGTTTAATGATTACTGGTCTGATTTATCTGAAAGCCAAGTCAATAAGTTTAGTGAAATTGGCTATGATAAAAATAGATTATTGAAAGGTTATTTAGCAGATGATGGAGCTTTAGGATTTAAAGCTATGATGCTGAATGAAGATAATTTTAATACTATTCAGGCCAAATTAATTATTAATGGTATTAAGAAGTGGGCATCTAGTTTATTTAAAAAAAATAAGGATAATGATAAAAGAGTATCACCATCAGTATCTGATGCTGAACAATCATTTGTTCTTGGAAGTATGAAAGAATAAAAAAAATGGTTAAAACAAATCAATCAATGTTTCCTGGTAAAAAGAAGTTTGATATGAATCAAATAGCTTTAAAAATAATAATGAGTAACATAGATGCTTTTAGTGAGGCGATTGGTTTTCCGTCTAATGTTACCGTACAACAAACAAAATATGAAAAACGTTTATTTGATAAACATGAAGGAGATCTTGATTCATATTTTAGTATGTTGAGAACAAATAGGACAGAATCACCCCATGCGAGATATATAAAAAAGTGGGTAAAATCTAATAAAAAAGATGCAATAGGATTTTTACAAGCAAAAAATAAATATAAATATAAATCTGATTAATGACAGATCCTCGAATAAAGAGAGCTGGAGTTAGTGGTTTTAATAAACCTAAAAGAACTCCTGGTCATAAGACTAAATCACACATAGTGGTAGCTAAGTCTGGAGATGAAATTAAGACTATAAGGTTTGGACAACAGGGAAAGACAGGAGATAGAACTATGACAAAGAGAGCAAAGTCTTTTAAGGCAAGACACGCAAAAAATATAGCGAAAGGTAATATGTCAGCAGCATATTGGGCAAACAAGGTGAAGTGGTAATGGCAAAAGGAACAAAACACTATTTTAAGAATGGTACAGAGTACAAAGGAGCAGTTCATAAGATGGGTAAAGGTGTGATACATACTGGTAAAACACATAGTAATAGTAGTAAACCAGTGGTACATTTTAAAGATCTTAGCCCTACTGCTAAAAAGAAAGCAAAAAGTTAGGAGAATAGAACAATGTCTTTATATGAAAATATAAATAAAAGGAAAAAAGCTGGAACAAGCAGATCTAAGAAAAATAGCACGATCAGTGATAAATCTTATAAAAGTATGAAAGCTGGTTTTCCTAAAAAGAAAAAGAAAAAATAAGGAGTAGATATGTATAATAAAATGTTGAAACGTTGGAACAACCTTAACAAAAAAGGTAAGACTTTAGTTGTTGCAGTTGCTGTTATTATAGTTGTTGCAATAGTACAGTCTGTATGACACAGCAGTACGCACAGGATCTTATATCTTTTCAAGACAGAATGAAGTTAAGAAAGATTGTTAAGAAAGTTCATTTTGCACACTATCCAAAGGAATATATTACAGATAGAGAAGCAGATATGTTTATTGAATCATTATTACCTGAAACTATTTATAAATTAATTAAAGCTGGTACTGATTCTAATGTTGTGTGAGTGGATTAAATTATAAAGCACCTGGAGAAGTTATTAAATCCTTTATGAAGGATAATAGCTTCTTTAGAGGTGTACGAGGTCCAGTAGGATCAGGCAAATCAGTATCTTGTTGTATAGAAATATTTAGGAGAGCTGCCAGACAACAACCATCTCCTGATGGTAAGAGAAAATCTAGATGGGCAGTAATCAGAAACACAAACCCTCAGTTAAAAACTACTACCATGAAAACATGGTTAGATTGGTTTCCAGAAAATATATTCGGTAATTTTACTTACTCAGTTCCGTTTACACATTACATAAAGATTAATGATATAGAACTAGAAGTTTTATTTTTAGCATTAGATAGACCAGAGGATGTTAAGAAACTATTATCACTAGAGCTTACAGGAGTATGGATTAATGAAGCTAGAGAAATACCTAAGTCTATTGTAGATGCGTGTACTATGCGTGTAGGTAGATTTCCAGCAATTAAAGATGGTGGACCTACATGGTACGGTGTTATTGCTGATACTAATGCACCAGATGAAGATCATTGGTGGTCTATAATGTCAGGAGAAGTACCAATGCCAGATCATATGAATCAAGAAGAATCATTAATGTTAGTTAAACCTGATAACTGGAAATTTTTTGTACAACCTCCAGGTATGATAGAAAAAAAAGAAGATGATAAAATTAAGGGTTATGAACTAAATACAACAGCAGAAAACATTAAGAATGTTACTCCTGAGTATTATAGTAATATTATTAGAGGTAAATCAAAATCGTGGATAGATGTTTATGTTTTAAATAAATTAGGAACTATAGAAGATGGAAAGTTAGTCTATGGTTCATTTAGAGAAGATACACATATAGCTAGTGAGAATATAGAGTTTGCAGATACTTCAGTATATATAGGGTTAGACTTTGGTCTAACACCTTCTGCTGTATTTGGACAACGACTACCTGATGGTAGATGGATTATAAACCATGAGTTAGTTTGTTTTGATATAGGCACAGTTAAGTTTAGTGAGATGCTAAAGCATGAAATAATAAAACATTGTGCAGATAAAGATTTAAAAATATTTGGTGATCCAGCTGGTGATTTTAGGGCACAGACAGATGAAACTACTCCTTTTCAGATACTTAGACAGCAAGGTATCCAAGCCTTTCCAGCTCCATCAAATGATGTAGCTCTACGAATAGAATCAGTAGAATCTGCATTGAATAGGATGGTTGATGGTAAGTCAGGTTTCTTACTATCACCATCCTGTAATCAGCTAAGAAAAGGTTTTTTAGGTGGTTACCATTATAGAAGAATACAAACATCTGGAGAAAGATATGAAGATAGACCTAATAAGAATAAATATTCTCATGTACATGATGCACTACAGTATTTAATGTTAGGTGCTGGAGAAGGTAGATCTTTAACTGTAGGACCACAGAAACAAACAGTTACAAATGTTTACAAAAGTTGGGATATATTTAATAGAAATACAATAAATAAGCGAGGTAAATGGGATATTTTCCGAAAGAATGGCTAGTATTCTTTTATGATCCACCTTTAGAATCGTGGTATCATATGTTTAGGAGAGGGGGTATGGCACATTGTGGCATGATGGGGTATGACCATACTAAGAATGTATGGATTATTATAGAACACATACACAAAAGACTTGATGTAAAAGTTTTATCTGGTGAAGAAATATCTTACATAATGGAATATATTGTAAACAACAAAGGAGTTATTTTAAAATGTCCACTTCAAAGAGAAAAATTCAAATTATTTCAAGGTGCATGGCTTAGAGAAAATAGTTGCGTTACAGTAATAATGAGGGTATTAGGTATTAATAGGTTGATTATAACACCTTATGGGTTATATAAATACTTAGTAAATAATGGATGTAAACAATGGGAATATTTAGAACACCAAAATACAGAAAATCAGCAGCAGAAATAGCTATGGAAGAACAGATGGAAGAAGATCGTAAAAAAGCTGAAGAAGAAAAAAAACGATTAGAAGCTGAAGAAAAAAGATATAAGAAAAGATTTGGTAAAGGAATGGTTGGTATTAGATCATTATTTTCAAAAGCTGGTGGTGGTGGTTTTTTTAGTGATGGAGAAGAAACTTAATGGGTGCAAAGCAAGGAGCATCAAAAGGTGGAATGTCAAACAAAACTGCTGAATCAAGTGCAGTTGTTCAAGCAAAAAGAGCTGAAGAATACGCAAAAAAAAAATTAGGTATTACTGAAACAGTAGCTGGCCCAATCAAAGGAGCAAATACTAGTGTTACTGGTATTTACTCGACTGCTGTTCCTAATCAAATGTATGGTGATAAGTTTAGAGAAGCTCAAGGAGAATATTTAGCATCACAAGGTTTAGCAACAGCTAGAGAAATTACAGATGCTACTGGTAAAAAATTTACAGTATATGATAAATCAAAAGAATTAATGGATGCTGTCAATAGAACAAGGATTCCATTATCAAAACAAATGTATCAAAGTCAGCAAAATTTTAAACTTGGTATAGCAGCAGTATCAGCAGCTGCTGGTATTCCTTTAATGCCAGGTATTTTATTTCATCAATCACAAGTGCCATATCAAAATTATATAAATAAAAATAAACAAATGTTTTCTTACCAAAATATAGATTCTGGTTCTAATCAAACATCTAATCAAACATCTGATCAAACAACACAAATGGGAAATGAAGATCCTAATACATTTAGAGCAGACAAAACAGATACAAGAAAAAAATATTTAGCTAGTTTGAAAGATGGAGATACATCTAAAGGAGATAGAAAATTTATTACTGGTTCTAGACAAGGTTTTGGTGGTGAATATACAGTTTAATGGAATATAATAGTTACAGATCTGCTGCAAATATGTCTGATGAAATGTCAGCAAAAATGTTTCTAAAAAAATATTCACAAGCAGATGCTTTAAAAACTATATGGAAATCTAAGTTTGAAGAAGCATATGAATACACTATGCCAGGTAGGGAATCTTTTTATGAAGAATCACCTGGGCAAAAAAGAACAGATAGAATATTTGATGAAACAGCTGTAGTAGGTATTCAAGAATTTGCTAGTAGATTACAAGCTGGTATTACTCCTACATTTGGTAGATGGATTAATTTAAAATCAGGTATTGAAATAGCACCTGATATAGCTCCTCAAATAGATGAACAGTTAGATGCGATAACTCAATATATATTTGAAGTATTACACAACTCTAATTTTAATCAGGAAGTACATGAAGCATTTATGGATTGTGCTATAGGTACAGGATGTTTATTAGTTAATGAAGGAACAGCAGCTGATCCTATAGTATTTAATGCAATACCTTTACCTCATATAACTTTAAATAGTGGACCTAATAATAAAATTGATTGTATATATAGAAAGCGACAAATTAGATTAGGAGATTTAAAAGTATTATATCCAAATGCAGAACTTAATGAAATTACAATAAATAAATTATCACAAGATCCAGATCAAAAAATTAATGTTATTGAAGGTACAATGCGTAATTATTCTGAACCAAATAAAGAAGCATATGATTATGTAGTATGTTTACAAGAACATGAATCAATTATAATACAAGAAAAGTATACTGGAGCTGGATCTAATCCATTTATTACATTTAGATGGAACAAAGCATCAGGAGAAGTTTATGGTCGTGGACCAGTATTTAATGCTATGTCAGCTATTAAGACTACTAACCTTACTGTAGAATTAATATTAGAAAATGCACAGATGAATATATCTGGTATTTATCAATTAGAAGATGATGGAGTAATTAATACAGATAATATTGCATTAGTGCCTGGCACAATAATTCCAGTTGCTCCTGGATCTAGAGGATTACAACCTATTAATGGTGCTGGTAGATTTGATGTAGCACAATTAGTGTTAGAAGATATGAGAAATAATATTAGAAAAGCATTATATATGGATACACTTGGTCCAACAAAAGGTACACCAATGTCTGCTACTGAAGTTGCAGAAAGAATGTCCGATCTATCAAGACAAATAGGATCATCATTTGGTAGATTACAATCAGAATTTATACAACCATTAATTAAACGAGTTATATACATACTAAAAAAACAAGGAAGAATAGAAATACCTAGTATAGATAACAAAGAAATAAAAATTATTCCTGAATCACCACTATCAAGGGCGCAGAATGAACAAGATATTGCTGATGTTAATAGATTTAATTCTACTTTAGGTCAAACATTCGGTCCTGAAGTATTAAATTTAATAGTTAAACAAGAAGAAGTAGCTAGATACCTAGCAGAAAAAATGAATTTACCAGAAAAAATTATTAGAGATGCAGCTGAACAGCAACAAGTAATGCAACAGATGCAACAACTACAACAGATGCAACAAATGCAACAAATGCAAGGAGGACAAGGTGGCTTGGGAGAAGATACGCAACAAACCTGAGGGTTTTTATCATTCAATAGACGGATTTACTAGATCAAAAGGTGCAGAGATAGAGCTTAATGCTGATATTGCTGCATTATTTAAAACAGATTTAGGAAAAAAGGTTTTAAATTACTTAAAATCTATTACAGTAGATGCTGTAGCTGGTAGAGATATTACAAATGACCAGCTAAGACACTTAGAGGGAATGAGATATTTATATTTTATTATACAAAAAAGAATAGAAACACATAAGGAGAGTTAATGTCAGAAGAAGCAGTACAATCAGAAACACAACAAGCAGTAGAAGTAACAGAAAAAGAACCAGAAGTTAGTAGACCTGAGTATGTTCCTGAAAAGTTTTGGGATTCAGATAGAAATGAAATTAAAGTTGAAGAACTTAGTGCATCATATAATTCTTTAGAAAAGAAGTTAGGTATGAGAACTGATGAGTTATCAAATCAAATACGAACAGATATAGAACAAGAAAGATTAGGTTCTATCCCAGAAAAATATGAAATTATTATGCCTGATGTACCTGAAGATGTAAACATTGAGGTAAATGAAGAACAAGAATTACTTAAAGAATGGTCAAATATTTGTAAAGAAAACAAATTATCACAAGAAGTATTTAATAGAGGTGTTAATGCTTTTGTTAATAATGAAATAGCTGGATTACCAGATCTTAAATCAGAAATGGAAACACTCGGAGATAATGCTAAGTCTAGATTAGAAGCAGCAGAACTATGGACAAAGAAGTATCTGTCTAATGAAGCATATGATGCTATGAGTAGACTAGCCGCAACTGCTGAAGGAGTTAAAGCTATTGAAGAAATAATGAATATTACTAAAAGCAAACCATTACCTAATGCTAATACTGTAGTAGATGCAGAACTAGAAGAAGATGATTTAAGATCTATGATGAATGATCCTAGATATTATGATCCATCACGCAGAGATAAAGCATATTACGATAAAGTAACAAAACTATTTGAAAAGAAATATGGCTAAGAATAAAGAACTTCCTTTTAAAAAGTATATTTTTAAATGGGAAGATCCTACTGGTCATAGTGAATGGATGTCAAAAAATGACATGGATACAGTAAAACCAGCTGTTATTACTACAGAAGCCTATCTTTATTCTAAAGATCAAAAGCACATAAAGACATTTGCGTCATACATAGAGGAATCTGATGGCTCATATACCTTTGGAGATGTCAATGTTTTTATTGCTTCTGGTCTTGTAAAGATGACAAAAATATAATATATCTCAACTAACAAGCCGAAATAGACTGGACTATGCCCAGTAGGACAACATACTAAGGTTTATAACGACAACTTGATTATTAACTAACAATACTCGAAAGGAAACTTATTATGAGTGCGACTATAGACCAAGCCTTTATAAAGCAGTTCGAAGCAGAAGTGCATATGGCTTATCAAAGAATGGGCTCTAAGCTCAAAAATATGGTCCGTAATGTCAGCAACGTAAAAGGTAGTACTGTTCAGTTTCAAAAAGTAGCAAAAGGTTCTGCTTCAACTAAAGCAAGACACGCTGAAGTTGTCGCTATGAACTCTGTACACTCTAATGTAACTGCAACATTATCTGACTATTACGCAGCAGACTATGTGGACAAACTAGACGAACTAAAAGTAAACATTGATGAAAGAAACATTGTTGCTCAAAATGCAGCATATGCTCTTGGTAGAAAAACAGACAGTATCGTAACAGATACTTTTGATGCTGGAGCTACAGCAGTAGCACACAACGCAAACTCTGATTCTGCCGCTGGTATGTCTTTAATCAAAGCTAAGAAGATGTTTGAAACATTCCAAGAAAATGATGTTCCAGATGATGGACAAAGATATTGGGTTGTTGGTGGAAACCAATGGTCAGATCTTTTATCCATAGATCAATTCTCTAGAGCTGAATATATCGGTGAAGCTGATCTTCCATTTAAAGGTGGATTAACAGCTAAGAGATGGATTTCATTTATGTGGATGGCATTTAGTGGTCTATCAAAAGATGGTTCTAATGATAGATTTACATTAGCATGGCATAAGTCATCAATGGGATTAGGTGTAGGTTCAGATGTAAGAACTGAAGTAAACTACATACCTGAGAAGGTAGCACACCTAACTACATCATATATGTCAATGGGTGCAGTACTTATTGATACTGACGGATGTAGAGTGCAGAAATGTAGGGAGAGTTAATCATGGCATACGCAACTTCAAATCCAATTAAGAAAATCTCTCAAATGGGAGATAGTAATTCCTTATGGTACTACTCTGACGGAGATGCCATAGGAACTATTGATGATGCAGATTACTTTTTATCAGCAACAGGCGACTTAAATGCTGGTGATGTAATTATTGTAAACAGTGGTGGATCAAATGGTGTAGTAGATATTTTAATAGTATCAGCTGCTTCATCCTCTACAGTAACAACTGCATTATTATCATAATGATATTGGGGGGATTTATTCCCCCCTTTAACTATGGCAGATACTAAAGTAGACATTTGTGCAAGAGCTATCATTATGATAGGCGCACAACCGATTTCATCTTTTGATGATGGTTCAACAGAAGCATTAGTAGCTTCTAATATGTATGAAAATATACTGAAGTCTTGTTTATCTAGACATAGATGGAAGTTTGCCACAGAACAAAAACAACTTTCTTTATTAGCTGATGCACCTACAGGAAGATATGAATATGCTTATCAATTACCATCAAGTCCTGAACTATTAGTTTTAAATACAGTTACAGTTAATGACAATCCAATACACTATGCAAGATACGGAGATAAGATTTTTTGTAATACATATGGATCTACCAATGTATTAATAGCAGATTATATATTTAGACAAGACGAAGCAGACTTTCCAGAGTATTTTAAGTTAGCTTTACAATATAAATTAGCAGCAATATTTGCTGGATCTGTTGCAAGAGATGCACAAATGATACAACAGTTTGAAACACTTGGTGAAAATCAAATGAGAATAGCAAAGAACATTGATAGTCAAGAAGTTACTAATAGTGTTCTAAATACGAAAAGGTTTATACAGGATAGATTGACTACTGGAGGATACTAATGGCAAGGGTCCTTAGAACTGTATACACTAACTTTGCAAGTGGAGAACTTAATCCTTTATTAAACGCAAGAACAGATGCTTCTGCATATTTCAATGGAGCAAAGACATTAAGAAACTGGTACTTACTTGATGAAGGTGGATTAATGCGTAGACCAGGTACTACATATAAATCAACATTACCTGGAGCATCAAGAATAATTCCTTTTATATTTTCTAATGATGAGATGGCAGTATTTGCTTTATCTAATAATAGATTAGATGTATTTAATAGTAGTGGTGCTAGTGTTCAAGCTAATATTACTAGCAACTGTAATTGGACAACAGCACAATTATTTGAATTAAATTATGCACAGTTTGGTGATACAGTATTTATTGTACACAGAGATAATCCTATAGTTAAAATTGTAAGAACTTCTGCATCAAACTTTGCAGTAAGTTTATTTACATTTGAAGAAAATGAAACTGTTACTGTAGGTGGTGCTAATAAAACAACACAACCTTTTTTTAAATATGCTGCATCAACTATATCAGTTACTTTGTCTGCACACGCAACTGGTACAGGCAGAACATTAACAGCTAGTTCAGGATATTTTACAGCAGATTATGTAGGTACATACTTATTAGTAAATAATAAACAAGTTAAAGTAACAGGATTTACAAGTTCTACAGAAATAACTGTTACAGTTATAGAAGATACAGTAAGTGCTGGTCCTCATTTTGTATGGGCAGAACAACTGATATCTTCAATAAAAGGTTATCCCCAAGCAGTTACATTCCATGATAATAGATTATATTTTGGTGGTATTAAGGATAAACCAGCAGCAGTTATAGGTTCGGTAGTAGGAGAATATTTTAATTTTGAAGTAGGATCTGGTAATGCAGATGATGCTATAGATGTAACTATAACAGCAGATAGAATTAATGAGATTAGACATTTAGTAAGTTCAAGAAACTTACAAGTATTTACAGATGGTGGTGAATTTTTTGTACCATCTTCTTCTGATACTTCAGCAGTTACACCTTCTAATATTGTTTTTATGAGGCAAACACCTTATGGGTGTAATAGAGCAAGACCAGTTATATTTGATGGAGCTACTTTATATGCACAAAAAAATGGTAGAGCTGTAAGAGAATATCTTTTTTCAGATGTAGAATCAGCATATGCATCTACTTCAATATCTATACTTGCTTCGCAAGTTATTAATAATCCAGTAGATATGGCTATGATAACTGGTACAGCAACTAGACCAGAACAATTTGCTTTCTTTACTAATACAGATGGAACACTAGCTTTATTTCATAGTATTAGATCTGAAAAGATTGCTGGATGGACAGCATGGAGTACTAGATCAGGAGATAATTTTACAAGTATTACAGCAGTTAATGAAAATTTATTTTGTGTTGTATCTAGAGTTATAGGTGGATCTACTATATATACATTAGAAAAATTTGCTGATGATGATACTTTAACTTTAGATTGTTCAGGTGTTACAACATTAAATCAACAAGGTTCTCCTAAAGTAAATGGTGGCAGTCAATCAGGATCATCATTAAATGTAGATGGATATACATCTGCACCAAATCCTAATGATATTATTACAATAGCTGGCAACACTACAGAATACACTATTCAAACTGTAAATGCTACAGCATCTGGATATACTTTAGTTTTAAATAAAACACTTGCTGCTACACCATCTGATAATGCTGTGATTACAATAGTACAAGGTAGATTACATAATACACCTACGCACTTGACATCTACTTCAGTATATGCTGTTGATGGTACAATGGCATTAGGAACATTTACTACTACAGGATCTAATACAATAACACTAAATGAAGCTCACCCAGCTGGAGTTACTATTGGATTTAATTTTAGTCCTGAGTTAGAAACTATGCCTATAGATAAAGAAGTACAGAATGGTCCATTGACAGGAAATTTTAAAAGAATATCTAGAGCAGTTATAGATGTTGCAGATACACTTAATATTGCTTTACAAGCATCAGATAAAACCGCAAAGAATCTAATTATTAGACAAGTAGATTTTGATGTAGCAACATCAGTAGCTAAAGTTACTGGTAAAAAAGAATTTTATTTTCTTGGATATGATAGATCACCTACAGTAAAAATAACACAAACAGAACCATTACCATTAAAGTTATTAGGTATGGCACTAGAGGTAATATATTAATGGCAGCAATAACACCAGCAACTATGTTTATGATTTCAGCTGGAATTAGTACAGCTGGAACTATTTTACAAATGAGAGCAGCAAATGCAGCTGCAAGAGAAAATATAAGAAGATATGAACAAGAAAAAAAGGTTGCAGAGTTTGAAGGATTACAAGCAGAACTTGCAAGAAGAAGGGAAGTAGAACAAATACTAGCAAATAACAGAGCTGTTAAAGGAGCTAGTGGTGTAGGAGAAAGTAGAAGTTTTCTTGCAATACAACAAGATATTAGAAATGTTTTAGAACAAGATTTAGCTACTAATAGATTTAATGTAAATAAAATTAAAACATCTTATGACCAAGCTATTTATAATGAAAAATTAGATCGTAGATATTCTAATATAGGTTCATTAGTAAATGCTTCTACTACTATAGTAAATGGATGGCAATACCATGATATGTATTTACAACCTGGTGAAAAAACTTTTGGACAAAAAGTTATAGGATTTAAGAATAGGATTATGCGTGGTTAAAATACAAAAAATAAATCCAACAACAACAGTATCACCATCATCTACAGCTTCTAGAATGGGAGTAGTAACAGTAGGTACTCCTAATATATCTGGTATAACTGATCCTATTACTGATTCTTTAAATGCTTTTGGTGAAGCACAAGCAAAACTTTATGACACTAAATGGTTAAATGACTACGAATTTAATACAGGAATGTTTATAAATAATCATGTTAATGATGTGTTAGCTTCAGGAGAAATGCCAAACTTAGAAAAATTTAATGCTGAAATGAACGCATATAATGATGCTATTTTAGCAGAAGCACCAGAAAGATTAAAAATTGCAGCTAATGGTTATTTTCAAACAAAATTTGTAAACAGTTTTGAAGTATTAAGAGATCAAGCTAATACATTAACTTTTAATGAAGCACAAGAAACATTTAATATTTGGAGTAATAATATTCTTTCAAGCTATGAAAATGATTTATTACAAATAACTATGACAGCTCCAGACCCAGCAACAGCTATGGAAAAAATACATCAAGTATCTGGAACTACATTAACAAATTCTTTAGAAGGATATTCAGAAAGATATAGATCATTATTTCCATTTAGTGGTGGTAAATTTAATGAATTAACTCTTAAAGAAAGTGAATTAAATTTATTAAAAAATGTTGAGATAGCAAGAGTAAATGCAATTTATAGATCTTTTTATCAAGGAATAGATATTACAAATGCTGAAGAAGTAGAAGCAGCAGATAAAGCAGCAGCACTTTTCCAAAGTAATTATTTAAAAAATAAAGATAATGCAAGAGGATTAAATTATGAAATATTTACAGAATATCAAGAAGGAGAAGATCAACCAATTTCTGTTGGAGAAAATACAGTACAATCTGTAATAGCAGAAACAAATACATATTTAGGACAACTTAAATCTGCAAACACAAATAAAGCAGTTAAAGAAGAAATAAATAAATTATCAAAAAATTACGAATTTGTAGAAAAGGTAGAAAGAGGTTTAGAAAATATAACTGATTCATCAGGAGAAGGAGCTTTATTTACAACAAGTCTTGGAGGAACAGGAGAAGTACAACCATATACTTTTAGTGAAATGAAACAGTATTTTATAAATAGTGGAGTTGAAGTAACTGATGCTAAAATACAAACACTTACAGATAAAAATACTGCTAAATTTAATGCACTAAGTGTTTACAGACTTGGTACAACTTTAGCTGCTAATGATACTTTATTTGAAAACCCAGATAAAAAAGTTTCAATATTAATAGATGAAAGATTATCAGATCAAGATATTACATTATTAGGAGGAAAAGATAATATTATGAGTGGTTATTATAATTATCTTTTAAATGGATTTGGATATGAAAACAATGTTCAATTTTTTGAAAATCAAGATGAAAATAATTTAACTACTATAACAAAACTTATGCAATTTGAAGATTATATTCCTTCAGGATATAGTAATTGGTTTGCTACTTTAGATGAACAAACAATAGTAAATGGTAGTGTAGAAGATTTAGTTTCTTTAATTGCAAAAAGATTACCAGCATATGATGTTTTAACTAATGGTGGTGCATTTCAACCAGATGGAATGTCAAATAATCTATATGATTTTTATAGTAAGCTATCAGAATATCGTAGAGAAGGTATGTCAAACGAATCTATTATACAAGTAATGAAAAAAAATTTAGATAGACCTGAATCTGTAAATAAAGAAATAGAAACTATAAATCAAACATATTTAACAAATACAGTACTAGGTAATGAAAAGGATTTATTTGTAAATTCTATGGTAGAAATGAGTAAGGCTTCATATACAAATGATGGGCATAAAAGAAAAATATACGATCATATGGGTATTAGAGGGTATGCATATCCAAATGATCCACAAAAAGCTGCTTATATTTTTGGAAAATTCTACGATGAAAATTCTGGTTTAATAGATAGAATGATTCAAGAAAATACAATGGGGTATTTTAATTCTATAAGTACAACTAGTGATACAGACGATCAAAAAGCTCAAAGATTTAATCAAGCAATTATATATTCATTTAACAATTTAAATAAAGGTAATTATGGCAATACAGAATTTATGGACAATGTAAGTGGATCTTCATATATGTTTATGCCTATAGAAAAAGAACATAAAAATATACCTAAGGTAGATATTGGAAATTCATTTGCTGCATATGCTTATAATAATATTTCAGAAGTATTATCAGATATAAATCATCCTATGTATGAATCACTTACAGATCAATTTACTACTAAAGATGGTGAAGTACAAATACCAAGTATAGAAAAAATAAAAGAATTAATAGAAACAGGAAATATATATTTAACTTATAGAGATGATGGTGGTTCTGGTACACAAGCAACTTACGATATGGTTGTAGCTAATAGTGGTACAGGATATTTAGAACCTGATAATTTTGATTCATTAAATACAGTTAGTTTTGATGGATCAGGTTTTAATCCTACTGAATATACATTAAATGGTATGTGGACTTTAGATAAATTAAAACAAACATTTAGAATGGATTTTGCAAAAGAATATGGTCAAGCTGGTGTGTTTGATAGTTTTGAAAAAACTTTAATAGCTCCTTTTGTAGTTTGGGCGCAAGATACTTTTGGAGATTTAGATATAGAAGGAAATTATGCAAAACTATTACAAGAACTACACTCAAATCCAAGTACTAAATTGTATTTAAATTTTCAACTAGATCATAAAGACAAAAAATTTAATTCTATAGAAGATAGAAACACAGTATTTAATATTGTTGATGAAGGTATGAGTAGAATTTTAGATATAGAAAAAACTAAATATAGTGATGATCTTTTAAAGAAAACATATAATTTTGTTGATGAAGAATATTTTAATTTTACACCTATTACAAAAGCATTTCTAAGTAAAGTATTATTAGACAATCCTAATATTAATAAAAAAGAATTTAAAGAAGCAGTAATAGCATCAGATATAGAATATTTTAATAATTTATATAATTCACCTGAATTAAATTCATTCTTTACATTATTCTTTGTTCCACAACTAATTGAATTTAATGAGTAATATTAAAAGAATAAAATTTGGTGAAGCTGGACCACAAGTAAAATTACCTAAATTTAAAAGTTTTCAATTAGATACATCAAAAGAAAATATTAATAAGAAATTAAATACAGCTAAACAATTTTTTGGTGATCCTAACATGATGGGTAGAGCTTTAACCGATAATGCTTTTATAGGCATTCCCTTCAAAATGAGGGATTATTTTAAATATAATGATGATGAAGAAGAAGGATATATACCAGCTTTAGATCCACAATTAGTAGTTACTGGATTATACGATCAATTTCCAGAATATTTTTTTGATTCTAGATCTGCTGTAGAATCGGCAGCAAGGGCTGCTAACTTAAATCAAAAATTTAATGACATGAAAAATCCAATGTATAATGCTACTAGAGTTGCAAGTGAAATATTTTTAGATCCATCATCATTTTTATTATTAAGTAAACCATTAAGACTTGCTCTTATGGCAAAAAATACAAATAGATTTTCTACTATAGGAAAAATTATGGGAGTAGAAGAAACAAGTAAACAAATATTTGACAGAGATAGAACAGCAACAGATGCAATAGTTATTGGTACACTTGCTGTAGGTTTACATAAACTAAGTCCAACCTTAATGAAATATGATAAAAGATATAATAAATATAAATACGATCCCTCTAATGATAGAGGTGTAATTATTGATTTAGATGATTTAGCTGATGTAACTAAAACAGAAGCTGGTACTACATCTACTAGATTACTTACAGGACCTAAACCAGTACAAACAATTAAAGTTCCACCTAAACCTGGAGTTCCTAAAAATGTAAAAGATTTATTAAAAATATTTCAAAATGAATATCCTACTATGACAATAATTGTAGGTGGTAAGCCAGGTAAATTATCAGGAGGTAAGTATATTCCAGCTTATTATAATAAATTTAAAGATGAAATGGTATTAGATATAGAAGGTATTAAACAAATGTACCGAGATGGTAGACCATTTAAAAATGTTAAAATGGCAGATGGTACTGTTATTGGTTTTAAAAAAGGTGCATTTAAAAATGAAGATGAATTTGTTGATTTTGTTATGCGACATGAATTTGCACACAAAACATACAGAAGAAGAAAAGGAGAAGGTAAAGCAGCATATGAAAATAGAATTAATAAAATTGCATATAAACAAGTAGTAGATAATAGAAAAGATATTCAAAGAATAGGCTCTACTATATTAGATGATGCTAAAGTATTAGATCAAGAAGCATACAACTATGGAATGTTTGAAAAAGAATTATTTGATAATATGAGATGGCAAGATATTGGTTATAAAGATTCAACATTAAGAAGTGCTATTGTTACAGGCTTAACAAAAGCAACACAAATATTATCACCATTAGATTATTTTATACATTCAGGTAGTAAAACAGGAAAATTATTTGCAATAAATATGTTTAACAGTCCTTTAATGTATAAATTTAATAAAGGTTTACCTAGTCCAGATACAGTAGAACAAATGAGAAATTTACAATTTGGACCAATTATGTTTGATGTATTAGAAGAAGGATACCAAGTAGCAAAAAGAATTACTAGAAAAATGCAAGGTAAAGACAGAGCATTTTTTATGAATTGGAAAGGATTTTCTTCTTTAAAATTTAAAAATGTAATGACACCTGATGAAGTTTTTAAAGCTGTAACATATGCTAGAATGAATAAAAACAAACATGAGATACCAGATATAGCTGAATATGCAGCATACATAAATAAATTTTTTATACCTATAAGGGATAAGGCAAATGAATTAGGTTTACCTTTTATTTCAAATATAAAAAGAGAAGAATTTGTAAATGTTTTAGATAGTTATTTTGCAAATCCAAAAAATAAAGTTTACAAAAACAAAGTAACTGGAGAAACATGGACAAGAGCAGAAGCTGCTGCATATAAAAAAAATGTTGAGTTAGATATAAAATTAACTAAAGCATTTGATGATCCAAATTATGTACCTATAAATTGGCAGTATGACCAAATATCTACAAGATGGGATGAGTTTAGTAGTTTATTAGCTAAACAAATGAGTTTAGCTAGAGATAAAAAGACTGGTGCTAGAAAATATACAGATGAAGATATAAAAACAATTATACCAAACTTTATGAACTATGCTGAAAATGCAGCACCTATTACTCCTAAAGGTGTACCACCAGGAATGTTATATCAAATGAAAAGAGGATTTTTTTCTAAACATTTAAAAACAAGATTTTTAAAAGACATTGATTATATACCATTAATGAGAGCTGGTTTTATTGATGATAATATGCAAGCAATAATTGCACATTACTTTAGATCAATGGCTCCTGATATAGCTATGACAGAAAAGTTTGGCGATCCTTTTGGTTTTGGATGGTTTTATGGACAGAAAAAAGGTCTTGCTCCTGGCATAATACAAATATCAGAAGATTTAATAAAAGATGGACCAAAAGGATATGGTTTATCTAGCTCAGAATTTGCAAAGAGATACGAAATGGACATAACAAAAGCTGAAAATGTTGTATCTTTAGTTAAAAATAAATTTGGTTTACCAGATAATCCACAAGGTTATATGTACAAAACATCTAATATTATAAAAATATCAAGTAATTTATTACACTTAACAGGCATTACACAAATAGCAGATATAGGTAGAGTTATAGCTGTAGATGGATTAATGAATACAATACCTAAATTATTACAAGCATTTAGTGGTGGTATGGGTAAAGCTCTTTTTGAAAAGGGTTTAAAAGAATCTAATTTAGCTTTTCAAGCAATTGATTTAGGATTAAATTTTGGTAGACAAGATATAATTTCTGGTAATGACCAACTAAGAAGTAGTTTTACTGGAGCAGAAAAAATATTTCAAAAACTAAATCAAATAGCTTTTCAATATGGAAACTTACAAAATCCTTGGACAACTGCAATAAAAGTTCCAGCTACTTTATTAGTTAATACTAAGTTATTAGATATAATAGAAAGAATAACTAAAGGAAAAGCTAAACAATGGGAAATTGAATACTTAAATGGTTTAGGTATAGGTAGCGAAACAGCAACACATAAAAAAATATTAAAAGATATTTTAGATAATTATTATAAACATGGTCATGGTGTAGGTACTAAGAATGGTCCTTTTGCAAAAGAGTATGATTTATTAAAGTTACCAAATACAGATCTATGGGATAATACTACAGCTACTATGAAGTTTAGAGCTGCTTCTAATAAAGAAGTAGATAATGTAATTGTTACTCCAGGTCTAGCAGATGCACCATTATTTGCTAATACTGTAGCTGGATCGGTGTTATTCCAATATAAAAAGTTTGGTTTAGGATATACAAGAAGGGTTTTATATAGAGGACTAATGGTAGATGATGGTAACTTCTTACTAAACATTGGAGCATTAGTAGCTATGGGAATGATGATAGATGCCTTTAGATCACAACAAACAAATGCACCATACAGCTCTATGACATTAAGAGAAAAAGTATTAAGTGGTGCAGAAAGAGGAGGAGTAGGTGGATATTTTACTGATATAGATAGATTAGTAATGGCATTTAGTAATAACAATGTAGGAATTAGACCAACTTTATTAGGTATAAACAAACCATATGGTACTTCTATGAAAAGAAAGATGGGTTCTGTAGCTCCTGTAGGATCTACTATTGGTAATATATATGAAATTATGTATGACTGGGGTAGGGGAAGGCATAACCATCATACTGCTAGAAGAATTAGAAGATTAATACCTTTCAACAACTTATGGTATGCAGATTTTTTATTTGATAAACTAGAAAAAGGACTATATTAGTAAACAATGGCATTAGCAATATCAGATACTTCGCCTAGAATACAGTATACAGCTACTGGTGGGCAAACTGCATTTACAGTTCCGTTTGAATTTTTTGCTGATGCTGATCTAACAGTCATTAAAACAGCTGCATCTGATGGTGCAGATACAACTCTTACCCTTACTTCAAGTCCATCTTCTGCTACTCAGTACTCCGTAACTGGTGCTGGTGTATCAGGAGGTGGATCTATTACACTCGGTAGTGGAGCTACTGTTAATGATAAATATACTATATCTAGAAACTTAGCTGTATCTAGAACCTCTGATTTCCCTGTATCTGGTACATTTCCTATAGAAACACTTAATACTGAACTAGACAAAATTATTGCTATGATTCAGCAAAATGAAAGAGATATATTATTTTCTCCAAAAGCTAAAATATCTACATCAACTGCATTTAACCTGACATTTCCTGAGTTAGTAGCTAATAAAATACTTTCAGTTAATAGTGCTGGTAATGCTTTAGAGTTTTCACAATCAATTACAGATGTAGCAACTGTTGCTGGTATTGCTAGTGATGTTACCACAGTAAGTGGTATTGCATCTAATGTTACAGCTGTTGCTGGTAATGCAACTAATATCAATGCTGTTGCTGCTGATGCAACTGATATAGGTGCTGTTGCTGGTAAAGCTACAGAGATAGGTAGATTAGGTACAGCAGATGCTGTAGCAGATATGGCTTTACTAGGTACTTCAGCAGTAGTAACTGACATGGATTTATTAGGAACTTCTGCCAATGTTACAGCTATGGGCCATCTTGGTACTTCAGCAAATGTTACAGCTATGGGATTACTTGGAACGTCTGCTGTAGTAACTGATATGGGAATATTAGGAACTGCTGATGTTGTTGCAGATATGAATACTTTAGCTACTGCTGATGTAGTATCTGACATGAATACTCTTGCTACTTCAGATATTGTAAGTGATATGAACACTTTAGCTACATCTTCAAATGTAACTAATATGAATACTCTTGCTGGTATATCTAGCAATATAACTACTGTTGCTGGAATATCTAGTAATGTAACTACAGTAGCTGGTAATAATTCTAATGTTACTACTGTTGCTTCAAATATTACAGACGTTAATACTTTTGCTAATCAATATAGAATAGGATCTTCAGATCCATCTTCTTCTCTTGATGAAGGTGATTTATTTTATAATAGTACAAGTAATGAACTAAAATACTACAATGGTTCAGCATGGGTTGCGATTGTTGCTGATACTGATGTAAAGGTAAAAGTAAGTTCTAATGATACTACACCAGGATTTCTAAATGGAAAACTGGTTGCTGGAACTAATGTATCCTTTACAGAAGGCAGTGATGGTGGTAATGAAACATTAACAATAGCTAGTTCAGGAGCATCTTTAGATGATGCAACTGCTTTAGCAATAGCATTAGGCTAGAAAGGATAGAATGGCTAATACATTTAAAATAAAAACTAATGATGCTATGCCATCTAGTTCTGGTACACCTTTAACACTATATACAGTACCAAGTTCTACTACTTCGGTAGTACTAGGATTATTACTATGTAATATTCATACAGCTGAAGTAAATGTTAGTGTTAAGATTGAATCAGATACTTCTGATACAGAAACAAATCAAACTGTGTTTGTAGTTAAAAATGCACCTATTCCAGTTGGTGGTACTCTTGAAGTACTAACTGGTTCTAAGGTGGTATTACAAACTACAGATGTTGTTAAGGTTGATTGTTCTGTATCTGCAAAAATAGATGCAGCATTATCAATAATGGAGATTACATAGATTGGGATATATAGGCAGAACACCCACAGGATCTATACTTACTGGTGCAGATATAGCAGACGGATCTATATCTACAGCTAAGATAGCAGACACAGCAGTTAGCACAGCTAAGATTGCTGATGATGCAGTTACTGCAGCTAAAGCTACAGGCTTTGGTAAGATTGGTCAAGTTGTAAGCAATACAGTAACAACAAGTGTTAGTACAAGTGGAGATACTTATACAGATACAGGATTGTCAGCAACTATTACACCAACAAGTTCAAGTTCAAAAATATTAATTTTCCCTTTTAATCCTTTAGGTGGTGATGTTGATAATGATAGTGGTGGAACAATAGAAGTAAAACAAAAATTACTTAGAGATTCTACTACAGTTTATGAAGATGATAGATTTTTAGTAGCAAGAGGTGGACAACATCATTCTAATGCCTTTAGTCATTTTTTAGATACACCTAACACTGCATCAGCTATAACTTATAAATGTCAATTTGCTCGATCTGATAGCGGAAGTACAGATGCTGTTTCAAATCAAGGTGGTAGAGAAATGACTATGACATTAATGGAGATATTAGCATAATGGCATACATAGGAACAGCTCCTACAGATGGACAATATACAATCTTAGATGATATATCATCAGGCTTTAACGGATCAGAAGTAACATTTAACTTAACAAGTGGTGGTACTGCTGTTGTACCTCAGACAGATGCTAATGCCTTAATCTCTATCTCTGGTGTTGTGCAATACACATCTGCATATAGTATTAGTGGATCACAGATAACATTTAGTTCTGCTCCATTATCGACAGATACTTTTAGTGGTAGAGTTCTTGGTAATAGTAAAGATATTGGTACACCTACTGACGGAACAGTAACTTCTTCTAGTCTATCCTCTACATTCTTTATGACTAACGGACAAACATTTAACAACATATCTATTGCATCTGGTAAAAATGCTATGGCAGTAGGTACAATAACTGTGAGTGGTACATTGACAGTACCATCAGGGAGTACATTTGTAATATTATGAGTACATTAGAAGTAAATAAAATAACACCAAGTACAGGAACAAGTATTACTCTTGGTGATAGTGGTGATACATTTA